AGCTATTCTGTTCAGGAGAATAGGCGGGTGCTTGCGGCGTATTTCCGATCAAGTTAGAACCTCCTTCATATGAATAAGCAGCACTCGGCTTAAAGATTTGTTGTATTTTTTCTGTTACTCCAAACTCTGGAAGACCCCAGGAGCCTATGTGAGTATTTAGTATTGCCATATTATGTTATAATGTATAAATAATGATTACTATGAGTCATTTGTTTAAGTTTTTTTCCATGATTGTCTTTTGGGGTATTTTTGCTACTGGAGTACTTATACTTGTAACTCAGACGGCAAATGGAGATTTTGATAAAGGACAATGGCTGTTGTTTAGTGAAGTGGTTTGCGCTGTTGCTATAGCGAAACTTTCAGTGTCTATCATCTCCCCCAAAAAAAGTGCGAATAACCATTAAAAAGAGAATGGTCTAAAGTTATTAGACACAAAAAAACCGCCATCTAGTGTGGCGGGTAATGGAATTGCTTTCCTAAAACCTTATGTGGTTATATTATAGCAGATAAGTTAATAATCAAACAAGTCTACGTGGATCTATTTCAAGCGAAGGGCCTGTCTCCAAAACGAGTCCCGGGGTGCAACTCCCCTCCGGTCCACCACAAAGTAACTCAAACCATAGTTAACTTTACCTAGTGTAAATGAAGATTGCAACATACTATCAAAATTGTGGATAACTTTCAAGCTAGACCACTCTCCAGTCGCTCGGGATAGCTCCCTCGGCCTCAGGTCTGGCTACTAACCCAAGTTCAACAATCTTTGCTCTGGTACCCGTTCCTGTAACTTTAACCTGAGCTGTGATAACTCCTGATTTGTTAATCTCAATTATTCTTCTTACGTCTGTGGTATTAGTAGTGGAGGTAGAAGCCTGATCTGTGCCCCCGTATACCCTCGTTCCAAACTTAAACGATCCCCACCCAGCAAGAGTACTTGGGGAAGAAACAGAGAACGACTCCTCGGTCTTAGTGTTTCCAGTCCTGTCCTCTGTCAATATCTGTACATCAACAGTTCCTCCAACAATGTTTGATAGGTGAGCCATGGCTTTAAGCAACGTTTTCATTTGGAACCCGAGACCAAAGTTTTCTTTCTTGCTAGTAAATATCCAGTTAAATGGTGAGTTTTTGTCGTTTGTGTAAGAATTTGACACCTCAGTTATATACCCATCATCTCCATCACCGTAGACAAAGTGCTCGACATTGTTCGAGTCATAATACACGGTACCCACAATAGGATTGGCGGGGAAGGTGTGAGGACCGCTGAAACCACCCCTCTCATAATCATAGGAGATTGCTCTCATGGTAGATACTGAGATTGGATAGAACCACCAATACCTCTGGTCATAAAAGACTGCAAACATATCCTCCAGTCTGGTTGTTGAGATAACCTCCAGATTAGGCCTAATACCAGCAGATAACTCTGCAGTACGCAGAACATTAGCCAAGATATTTGGCTGGTATCCAAGAGAGTTTAGAGACACGCCACCACCAGGACGTCTACCTACAAAGTAAGTATCATTTTCAACAGTAATAACTGTATCAGCGCTTAAACATCCAATAGAGTCAGTAATCTTTTGTACTGAAGGCTCAACTATACCCAGGTCAGAGTTATAAGCAAGAGTCATTTGATAAATAGCTCTCTCTTTCCAGATAACAATCTTGTTTTCTGAGACTTCTTTAATTGCTGTTATCTCAGTTCCATCATCTTTATCAATATCGGTGTATCCACCACCTTTAGTCCAGTGGAATTTGCCAACATTCACGTCTGCCCCCGACCACATGACTCTTGATTTGTTAGAGCCAATATTAGCCAAGATGATCTTTCCGGCTGATTTAATGGCAAACTTAGCGTTAGGGCCCCCAGTCTCGTTAAAATCAGGTAAGAAGGCAACCTGAGAAGGAAGATATGTTCCATCATCAATCCACGATGTAGTGCCAGAAGGCACCCTAGCCATTCTTGTTTCAGCCCCTTGATCTCTACCATAAATCGAGTATCCAGTAACAATTCCTGAAGCTGCTGAAGGTTCGCTCCATGTAATCTTTACAGGCGATTCTTCTAAGAACTCTGGCAAGTTGGCCAACACGATTGGGTCTGAGGCTAGAGTTGTACCTGCGTCAGTCTCAGCAGCCACTCTCCAACTCCAGGTAAAGCCTCCAGATACCCCAGATAGGTTAGTGGCGGTCAGAGAGGTTGGGGAAGTAACGGTAGTGTATGAAAGTAGAGTAGTGCCATCGTACCTTACCAAAGGCCTATTTTTCTGGACGATATATACCTTGTTTTGGAGTTGCACCATTCTCACTTTCTCTCCTGACACCCAAGAGGCACCGTTGATCCTCTCGTATGTAGATGATGATTTTTTAGTCAACCAGCCATCATCGGATATAGCCAGAAGTTCTGATGTATCACCAACCTTGGCCCCAAACAAGCCACGTATCTTCCCATTTTCTGAAGCCAAGTAGTAATTTGATGTGCCAGGTCTTTGGGTAACAATACCCTTACCCTCAACAATCAGGTTAGTCATCTCCTTTGCCTGTTCTTCGGAGAGCTCAGAATCTCTGAGTAAAGTGTTTAGTTGTTTTCTGAACGAGTCCCAACTTACTCTAAGGGTCTTAGCTGGTTTAAATTTTCGTTTTCGTATTTGTGTAACTGCCATTTCATTAGTCTGTTCCTAATTCAAACCCAGCCTCTTCTTCACGGGTAGTGGCTCCACCTTTGTATTGGGAGTGTTTATAGTATTCATTCTCAATCATCTGTTGAAGCATTAGATCTGCCTCAGCTTCCACTTCCGTAAAGATTGGGTTTTGAGTGTACTTAAATACCCTGACTTTCATTCTCTTAACTAGATAGTTGGGATTCCTCATCTTTACTGTGTTAGCAGGGGATGGTAGGGGAGATGGATAAGCCACAATGGGAACCAACACAGAAGTTGAAGAGGCCAAAGCTGGTTTGATGTTTAGGTAATACCCGTCACTGGTCGGATCATATCCAGTCCTAACCACAAGAGATGACGTTCCATGTTTATCAAAGGCGTCAAAATCCACCTCACTATAAAAGTTGCCGTTGATGTATGGACTACCAGCCAGTTTCTTTAAGTTCCTGGGTAAAGCCACTGAGGTTCCGGATTGAGAACCATTAACGTAGTAATTGGTCTTTAATTCTTCCCAATCATGAACCTCTGCCCAAGATTGATACTCTTCCTCTAACCACTCACTCCATTGATTCCATTCCGTACTACCTTCAGTTGGGGCTGAGGCTTCACCTTTAGTATCTGCTGCTACCCGTTGAAAAAGTTGCGATTTTGTTAAGCTCATATATTTTTAAACACAAAAAAAGACGTCCAGTAACGGACGCCTCTTCGAATTGTTTTCGTAAAAGACTATTGCCTATATTTTAGCATACCAATATCAGGCCATTCACCACTTCTTTTTAGCTCTTCCTTCCTTAAATCATACTTACCATTTAAAACCACATGATTATCATCCCACTTTTCTTGCCCGCCAAAGTCTTTTCTATCATGTCGCAAGGTAAAACTCTCAAGTGTCTGATCTAGGTAGAACTTAACCCCTGCGTCATTCATCCGTTCACATATCTGAAGCTGATCTCCACCAAATCCCAAAAAATCTAGTTTTTCATCCATGCCACCCACTGTGTATATGTGTTTTTTGGGGATTGCTGCCAAGTTCCACTCACAATCGTTGAAAATACACTCATAAAATGATCCATATTTACCAGTTCTCCTTGGGTCAGCCCAGACCTTATTTACCGGCTTGCCGTACTCGTCTAAATCACTATATTGGTCACCAACTCCAGATATACACCCGTTGGTGTTTTTATAGTTAGTCCAAAACTTATCTAATGTATCAGGCTTAGCGTATATCCAGTCCTGCCAAGTAACTATCAACTCACCCCTAGAAGCTTTAAATAAAGCATTGTACGCCCTATTTAAGCCCCAGTAGCCACCCTTGAAGGTATCTTCTACCCAGATACAGTCAAAAGAGGGTTTTGATGGGCTACAAACGATCCACTCATAACCTCTAAAGGTTTGTTGCAAAAGGGATTTATCAATCAACCTTAAAGATTCATCACCCCGGATAGTTGGCGTTACAACACTTATTTTGACCATTCTTCTTCCCAATTTATTACTGGAGCCAGCAAGTCTTCCACCAAATGAGTTGCTAGAGAAGGAATTGGACCCCACAACCTTGAACCACTAGCTCTAATTTCTTGCCACATAGGGTAATCCCATGTTTCATGCTCGATGATTGTGTCCATGTGCTCATTAAGTTTGGAAGAATGACACCCAAAAGTAAGAGTGGTGGACCTCACCTCTCGCCAATGATGATCTCCAACAACCTTAATTTCATACTCTCCAATATGCCTTGGCTCGTTCCAATAAAGGTCTGGATGATCGTAAGGTGTTACAAAATCAAAACTCTCCATAGCAGCCATGAGTTTTTTGCCAACATCGGGCAAGAAGATGTAATCGTCCTCCAGTAATAAGACATAGTCATCAGTCTTACTTGCTAACTCCAATTGTTTTCTGAAAGACCCCAAGTTTCCCATCTCTTCACCTCGCACGATACTTAACTTAAAAGGAATATCTTTGACTAGCCTCTCATACTCAATAGGACACGAATCTAAAACAAAAATAATCTCAGGCTTAATGTCTCTAAATCCTCTCACTACAGATGATAAAGTCTTCCCAAACATGGCTAACTTATCATCTTTATGTAGAGGAGACTTGCCGTTAACAAACGGACACACTCGCAGATAGATCTTCATACGCTTTTAAAAAGGGGATTTTCCACTTCTTTTCAAAAATCTGTTTCCCCTCCTCAAATGACTTATTTCTAATGCCAGCCTTGGTGCTAGTTTGCTCTTCTAAGTGTCTAACCTTAACCGAAGTCACCTGCTCCATCTTCACTCCATCTTTGAGAGCCTGGTAAAAGCGATCTAAGTCTCCAAAATAGTTCTTGAAAACCAGATCGTCCCCCTTCCATATTTTTTTAGGAAACATAAAGAAAGCCCCATCCCACTTCGGCTCCTGCTTGCCTTCAATCAATGGAAAAGAAAAGCCATCTCTCTTAAGACTCGATAAGCTACCCTCAAGAAGCAATGTGTCATTATTGATAACACAAACATATTCTTTAGTAGCCACAGCTACACCGTCATTTACTGACTTGGTGAAGCCTAGGTTGGGATTATGTCTGATATAAAAGTTAGCGGTATCTCTCAAGAATCCAGCACTCAACTTTGACCCATCATCCACGATGATTAGCTCACCATATTGATTGTATAACGAGTAAAGACAGTCTCGGGTTATTTGACCTAGCTGTTCGTCTAATAAATAGATTGGTATAACAAGGCTTATTTCTTCCATATAATCACTGCTCCATTTATATGACCCTTAATGGGTTCTATTCGATATCCTCTATCCTTAACGAACTCATCTATGGCTTTCTTGGCTCCAAAAGGCTGTCCATAATCATCACAGACTATATACTTCCTTGCGAGTCTATCTACGGCCTCCAAATCTCTCCTGCACCCTTCATAAGAGTGGTCTCCGTCAACATATACCCAGTCATACTTATCAGTAAGTGTGGATAAAACCTGGACACTATCCCCATATTTAATATCCCAACGATCAGGAAAATAGGCACGAAAAGCACCTTCCTTGCCTTTATTATCATCCAAATCTATAGAAAGCAATGTGCCGTTAGAGCCCATCAAGTAAGCCCACGCACTCATTCCCCAGCAAAAACCAATCTCTAATCCCGTTTTGGGCTTTAGCTTTGTGACTAAATTAACCAACGGCTGAATGTATTGATCTGGGTTTAGTTCTTGCTCAAATTCCATCCTAGGAGTTTCTTAATTTCTAATGGTAAAGGTGACTTGACAGCCTCCTCAAAAACATTCGGTACGGTTGGGTGAAAGTTTTTATCACCCTCTCTCCACTTGAGCCACACATCTTGATACCAATTTGGCACAAGCTCATGAGCATGACCCCATGAAGATATCTTTTTGACCATCTCGGCGTCAGTCCTCACATATGAGAGATGGTGAAGTGTTGTGTCTGGGATGTAAAAGTTGTCATAGTAAACATCTCTAACACTAGAAAATCTTTGGTGAGGGCGCATGGCTAGTACAGGAGGACCTTGGGTGGGTGTAACAATATGGTCAAGGTCTTTCCAATAAACAAGCATTTCTGATGGTTTATAAATCTCTCTCTTAGGAGAATTACCAAGAAAAGAGAAAATCTTGTCAAGCGACTCTTTGGTGTAAAACTCATCGATGTCTACGATCAAACACCAATCGAAACCCTTGTCCTTAAAGTAATCCAGTCCAAAGTGTCTTTGATCCTCATCCTTGCTCCAGTTACCCTCAATTACAGTAGCACCGTTATTCTTGGCAATTTGTGCGGTATTGTCTACCTCTTCCATTGCGCTTCCTTGCCAAGGCATGAGTGAGACTAGAACAAGGTGCTCAACATCAAACCCGTCAAACTGTCTTATACAAGCCTTGATAAACCGCTCCTCATTGTATGCACAAGTAACTACCCCTACTTTCATTTAACAAATCCTCTAATAATAACCAGGCGCATTATTTCGTCCTGAAAGTATTGGGTGTCAGGATACTTAAAATCCTCTCTAAACCACACAGATCGGTGGTTTTCAGAGGGGTGACCCCGCCATGAATATTGAATAAAGTCAAAAGGATACTGAATCAGTATATGCTTAGTACGATACATTAGAAAATCTAACAAATCTAAACCGTCAGATTTTTTGAGGTGTTCAAGTACATCACCCAAGATCACCAAATCCCACACCTCATCAGTATGTCTATCTATCCACTTCTCGATTGGCTCTACGTCAAGATCACTGTATTTATCTCTAAGCCCATACTCACCAACATAGGAATCATCAACCTCAACACCTCTAAGATAGCACTCAACCCCCAGCTCCTTGAGCATATCTGCATACTTACCGGCACCACAGCCCACATCTAGCACCCTTTGTGGATTAATAGAGGATATAAATTCCTTGATTTTATCGTCAAATCTATGGTCAGATACCGGCATTGAAGTTTTTAACCCAAACCTTGGAAATCTCGTCCCAAGTTTCTTTTTTAGCTAATTGTTTAATCTCATCACTCAGTTTGGTCGTGTCTTTACCCAACAGCTCAACAACCTTTCTTGCCACTGCCTCCTGGGTCTCTCTGTCATAAGGATCACCCTTAACCTTCTGGCAATATGGTTTTTCCTTAAGAGCGGCATAATCAGTGGTAACCGGGATACACCCAGCCATTGCTGCTTGCCTAACAGTTATGCAATCTATCTCCTCGAATGTTGTAGCGTAGTAAAGTATCTTTGCCTTCGATTTTGCCTTTATCAAATCTGACTGCCCAACCCGTCCCTTCTCTGTCACCCCAGGCTGACTCATCAGCTCAATCATTCTCTTCTTCCAAGCCATTCTCTCTGGATTGTCTGAGTAAAACGAGTCAAACAGTTTCCATCCGTAGTAAATATCTAGTGTCGCTTGTGGAAACTTCTCCCTAATAATCGGCCAGCCATATTTAAGCATATACTCAAGGCCGCGGTCATACGATGAAGCATAGATCAACTTAAATGGATCACGCTTAGATTTGCTCCATTTAAAGCTCCCCCTGTCTACACCGTTGGGCACTATTACAAACTTGTCTTGCTTTACATGAGGTAAGAAAGTCTGGTGGTACTTAGTTTTGATGAATATCTTATCTACTTTTTTGAGCCTGTCTGCAGTAAACTCCATCGGATTAGGTACATCATGCAAGTCAAGGAAAACCTTGTTTGCCTTCCAGTCCATATCCAACATTGATGGATTTCTCCAGATGATTAAGTTATCGAATTGATCTTTCTGATTAAATCGGTAGTAGTTTAGGTACTCGACACCGTCATACTCACCCTCATCTGCACCAGGATTTCCGTATACAGTCACCTTGTATCCAGCCTTAGTCCAAAGCTTGCTTAACTGGATTACAGCCGTTTCAGACCCCCCAATACCTTGAGATAGGTTCTTTGGTGTCCAACTCTCAAAACCAGCACCACAGAAGTACACAACGGACCCTTTAGGCCACTTCTTTGGTGGCAGATAAGTATTTCTTAACTTATCCACAATTACCGTGTTCTGTACCTCTTCTGGTAATGAAGCCAGTAAGTTAAGGATTTTATCCTCTCGCTTTTGCTCCCCAAGCACAGAAACCATATCGGATATGTTTCTCATCCACTCACCCCACCTAACAAGCTTAGCTGCTGACTCCATCTTGTCTTTATGCTCCTTCGTCGGCATGATCTCGAAAAGCTCAGAGGCCACCTTCAAGGCTCTCTTCATATCTCTCTTGTGGAAATAAACTAGAAAGAGGGTGTTTAGGGCATTGATCTTATCATCCCTAGGAGTTAGAACCGCTGCAGTTTGAGGCTGCTTAATACTTAATCCCAAATTAACGTAAAACTCAGCCTTCCTAAAATCTTTCTTCATGGCGTAGGTACGAGCCAGGGCTATATACCACGATGGCCACTCTGGCCTTTCATGAATTGCTGACTCATAACAAGAAATGGCGTCATCGTAGTTTCCCTGCAAGTAAAAGATGCCTCCAAGGTAATGCCATGCCTGGGCTCTTTCCTCATCCCATCCAGAATGACTCAAGTAATCCTGAAAGAGTGTCGCCGCCCTCTCATAACCCTTTTGGGTGTGAGTATCAAACAAACATCGAGCAAGGTAGTACTCAGTCCTCGGGTCTGGTTCTTTTCTTAATCCTTTAGCCACTTCTTTTAGCTCTCCGGCATACTGCTTACTTAGAATCCTTATATTCCGCTCTATCCCAGATATTTTGTTCTCATTGGTAGGCCAGTGATTAACTGCAAAGTCTTTAATATATTGAGTATTTACCTCAACCTTAGGCACAAGCGTCTCGTGCAGTGCGGCTTTCCACTTGTATTTACCGTTCCTGACAATCCTCTCTCTTGGGTGAACGATAACAACCTCCTTGGTTCGTGGGTCAATCTCGTAGTTATAGTCCACAAAAACACCATCTAGATTCTGGTTGTCCATCTCCTTGACTACCTCTGGGATGATCCTGGCATTTTGCACCACATCATCACTGTCTAGCCACAAAACATACTTATACCCCTTGGTTTGTTCAAAGTTAAAGTTTCTAGCAGCGGAGAAATCATCAATCCAGTCAAAATGAGACAAAGTAATCTTCTTATCCTCTAAGTCTTTCCAATTGTCTTTTGTTTGCGTGGTGGTAATAAAAGCATGGTCTACATACGCCAAAATAGATTTAAGACACCTCTTGACCTCATCAACCTCATTACCCTTGATAATCATTGCCAGTGCTAGTTTCTTCATGTTGCTCATCTAATTTCTAAATCTTTTCAGCAGTTGCAAAGCCCGGATATCTCCTAGCGAATTCTCTCCAAAACTTTTGCCTACCATATTCTTTGATTCGATGTTGTGCTAGTTTCTCCAATACGTAAGAAACCTCACCAGGGAGGTTTAAAAGGTGCCTAAATGATTTATCCTCAGTTGAAGCAAATTTGTTTTTCCTACTCTTCTTGTATTCCTTGTTTGCGTCTAGAAACTTTCGATACTCAACGGGGTGTTTTCTCGACCATACCGAAATAGCCAAGTCTACGGTCTCCCAAATATCATTATTCCTCACCTTAAAAAGCAATTGATCAACAGCCTGAACCAGCCATGTAGGCCTCGTTTTGTTTGATAGTGGATCAATAGTGTAAAAATCTTCCATATCTACCCCTAATCCCCCTCTAGCGGGGTAGGCACTAGAGGGGGCGGGATTAAACTTCCTACCCTAGTTTTTCCTAACTGGATAAACCAGCTCGGAGACCCTCAACATAAATGTGAGAGCGTGAGCTATCGGCTTGCGCCAATAGTTCGGTCACAATGTGGCCCTTCTTGTTATCACCAGAAATACTGTTGACAACGTGTTTGGGTTTACGGAGATATCCGATACCACAAAGTTCTTTCCTAAGACCCAACATGGATCCTGAAGGCATATCCTTGTGAGCACGAAGCTCGTGGATGCCAAAGTCACCTTCGTAGATGCTGATTGCTCTGACTAAGCGCTTGTCTTCAGCGTCAACGTTTCTAGTGTTACCAGCGGTAAACTTGGATACGTCAGACTTGACAGCACCAGCCACGAGAATAAGGTCAACTACGTACTCATCGGTGTAATCCCATGATTTTCGAAGGAATTGCTCATTAAATAGAGTCTCATCCAACGAAGTACCAGAAGTCCTAGAGGTGTATAAAGCACCACTGTTATTCTTGACTTGGTTGATGAAACCTTCGGTCTCGCGAGCGACACCAGATGAACCAGAGGCTTTAGTACCACGCAAGACAGCAAACTCCATAGCGTTTTTAGTTCTACGCATAGCAGCTGCCATTTCACGAGCATAAGCATCCTTGGGAGAAACCTTGTCAACAACGATTTCAGTTTCAGAGACCGCAAAAGGTTTCTTAATGATCTGAGCAATGTTGTTTCGCATGGTGGAAACAGTCAGATCAGAGAAAGTGTTTTCGTCACCTTCGACTGATTTGTCGTTGCTGGTGTTCCTCTCAATGTAGTACTCAGCCCATTGGTGTAGGGTCTGAGAAACAGGGACGGATTTGAGGGTGGTTACAAGATAGTTCGCATCGGGAGATACGTCCATAATCTCGTCCATAATGTCCTCACGTCGGACTGTTTCTTGATAGGTTTGTAATGTACCTGTTAACTGTGCCATTTTCTTTTTTCACCTCCAATCTAAGTAGCGTTAGAAGTCGAGTTCAGAGAGTTGTGTTTCCTTTAGACGTTGAGCCAGTGCACCTTGGTCTCCTTTACGGATTCTTTGGCGCAGAGATTCATCATTTACCGATGACCTCCCGCTACTTGTGGTTGTAGCTGGCTGTGCTTGGGCGACCTGCCTCTCAGCAAATTGCTGTTTAGCTTGTTGTTGTGCTTGAGCGCCAACCTGTTCTTCTCGGCGACGAAGTACAGCGGCTACCTCTCTAGCAATTGCGAGGGTTGGACGTTTGCGACCCATGACTTCACTAACCAGGCGCTTTTCAGCAACCATTTGCTGGAATACGGGATCAGAGCTAAGTTCTGGGAACTCACGCTCTGCTTCACGGTCTTCCATCTCACGGCGAATTCTATTGGCTTCTGATATCGCTTTCTGCGCAGCCTGGTGGCTTTGGTTTACAGCTGACAGCACTGTGTCCATATCTGTATCCGGGGTCACCTGTGGCCCGACATAAGGCGTTTCAAAAGTTGAATTAGCCTGGTTTATCTGGTCTAGGTAGTCTGGATCGACTCCTGTCTCAGACAAAGCTTCTTTCAGTCGCTTGTTCTCCACCCGCATTGCAGCCCATGCCGCGTTGTCTTTAGGAGACTCGTCATCGACTTCGTTAGTAATGTTCTGCTGAGAATCCACATTCTCAGGATTTTGATCTTGGTCTTGAGTCTGGCCGGACTCTTGAGTTTGATCTTCAGAAGCGGGGGCTACCTCTTGGTTGGTTTGCTCCAACTCTTGTGTGTTCTCCCCTGTGTTTTTTTCTTCCATGAGATTAAATAAGTGCTAACTCGAACGGACAATGCCCTCGGTAGGCCTCAACAGCACAAAAAAAGGCCGCTGACTTCAAACCCTAAGGTCTGCTTGTCAACGGCCGAGGTTGTTCCTCTAGCTGTCTATGAGCCTATTATATCACAGGCCGTCCATCCTTTAACTCGTATACACCAACCAAACCAACGGGACAGTGTTTACACTTAACTGTAGTGCCAGAAACAAACTCAAAATAATGGTTACACTTTGGAGGATAGTTATCAGGAATTATCGTCTCTTTCCAGTCAGCCTTAACCAAACTCTTATGCTTCTTCGATTGACTTTTCTTCATCTTTCTCTTTATCAGATAACATTTTGGCTTCTGATTGCCAGCTTGCAAGAGTGCTAATAAGGTTCTCGATTACCTTCTCAGAGGCCTTGGCGAATATATACTTCTTTTCCCATCCTCTTTTAGTTGGGTCAGGGTAAAGGTTGTCCAGCATTTGGTTGAGGTGGGACTTGAGGTACTTCTGGTACAGATCCCCCTTGAGGAAGTCCTGGGCTAACACTCCCCGCTCCTTGGCTTCCCTCTCCTGTTTGGATAGCTTCATTGCTTACTTCTTCAAAATACTGATCGGCTTCCTTTATTTTAACAAGTTCACCCAGCTTGCCCAATATATCCTTGTGTTTAAGTTGGTATCCATCCCTCCTAAGAGATCCATCTTTCTCGGACTCTTTTGCTTCCTTGTACCATCCAAGTCTTCTGGCGTACTCACTGTCATTGTCTGGCATACCCAAAGCCTCAATGTCGGGGATAAAGTTATACTCACCAAGGTAGTCTTGTTCAGGATCAACGTACAAATAACCTTGATTTCCATCTGGTGTTAACTCCATCTTTGGCTTAACTCCATCAGCGGTAACTACTTCGGCAACTGGAATAGCATATTGATCTAGTTCGCCGTTTTCAGTAAGGGCGTCATAGGCTAGTTCAAAAATATCTTCATCTCGTCTTGCTGCACCAGCAAAACCAGGATCTTTAAGAAGCTCTTGTGCATATTCGTAGACTAACTCATATCCCTCATCGGTAATGTTCCAATCAGTAAGACCAGCCTTATCAAAGTACTCCAAGGCGTCCTTACCAACTATCTTGATAACAGTCTCTTTATCAGTAAACTTAGGATCTCTTAACATTTCAAAAATCAGATACATCAGTTTCTTAAGAGCCGCTGAAAGCATGATCTTGTTAAAGTTATCTCTAGCCCCTCTTAAGAAAGCCCTGTCCCTAACCTCTGTGGCGGTCTTGTCAGCACCTAGCAAGTCAACTGAGGAAACACCCTGTCCAGTTTCTCCAAGTGCCTCAAGGAACTCAGTAACCAACATCTTGTAGGTCTCTGAAAAGCTTGATAGCGATTGAGAAGTCTTCTGATCTAAGACAGTAACATTAGTGGGGTTATTCACCAACCAAAATGCCTTTGGCCTAAACTTAAAAGTATCCATCCTGGTCTCATTGGCGTTAACCAATGTTGGAGGGTACAAGTCTTTATTAACCAATTCAATGAATTGAGACTGCAGAGCTGAAAGTATCTTGAGTAGTGCTCGGACCGGCTGAAGCTCGCTCATTCCATAGACATCCTCCTGGGACGGGATATATACCAAAGGAACCACTGGGATCTCTCCGTGCACATAAGGATTTTCGATTGTTCTCAGGACCAAGGCTTCTTTCTTACTGCTTGTGCCCTGCTTGGGACACCACGTTACCCACTTGTCTTTGTAGAGAGTAATACAAACCTCAAACCTATCATCATCACCGTCCAAGTTTTTCTTATCCCGCATAGTAGAGAGATAATTTTGCTGTCGGCCTGTGCCAGTCTTCATTTCCCTAAGCTCTCTCATTGCTGACTCGTCGTAAGAGGCTCCATCAAGTTGAACTCTCTCGAGCTCATCTAAAGACGCATATCTTCTGACAATGACATAGTCCGAACCCTTGATCGTCTCTCTTCCTGGCTGTAGTAACACATCTCGGTTGTTAAGAAGATCTAACCACCAGTTGTTATATACAATCCGAGCCTCCTTCTTTTTGGTTTTAGGATTGTATACCTTCTTAGTCTCAACTTTCCACCTGGGCATAACAAAACCAGCCCCATAAAGTCGAGTATTTAGATCCCATTGAGCAACGATTGCCTCAATAGGAACATCTGAGTGTTGATTAAATCTGTCTATACTCCACTTAAAATGCTCGGTAGCTATCTTTGCTCCCATCTCATCACCTTTCTCCACACCCTCAATCCTTCCGGTGAATCTCCCGCCCACCATCCTGACTGTTTTGTGAAAAATACCAGTGAATCCTCGTGGGGTTGCTAATTTTACAGAGTAAGGCCATTTATTTGGGTCAATGTAGGCATTAAACAGCTTGTCATAAGTGTCAAAGCCATATGTATTGTTTTGAATTCTATTATCCAGCTCGCTATTCGCCTCGTCATACTCTTTAACAAGCTTAGTTGCATCTACTGAAATCTGTCTTTTCTCCGCCTTAGGTTGTTTTTTTTCTTTTTTAGCCATATTTATACACAAAAAAGACCCCCCGAAAAATTGGGAGGTCTTCAGTTGCTCTGATAAACCGTAATTTAGCTTATTTTATCACACAATCTTGCTAGTCTGCTCCTGTTGAACAACCTCGATCCTTCTATTCTGAATAATCAAGGCAACCTTACCCCATCCAGTGTTACGTTTGACGTTAGCAATTAGTGACAGTGCTTGGCTGATTGCTTGCCTTATTTCTTCTCCATCATCCTGGTATTCATCTAAAATTTGCTTTATTTGAAGTAAAACAGGATCAGAGAGAGCTAGAATTTGATTAAGCTTCTCGTTGTTTTCTTTGCGAATCTTCTCGTCGTCTATAAAAGTCATCTTACATACCCAGATCAGAATCTACCTCCTCCTGAAATTGGGGTAATTGATAATTAGATATCTGTACTACAGGGCTTTCAACTTGGTATAACTGCCAAGCGATAGCCAGTGCCATACAGTTATGAACCAAGATATTGTTGGCAAAATACTCTGGAGTTTCTGCAACTTGGAGGTTATAAACTCTTTGCTTTCCGGCGATAACGCGACCCACAAAGTTGTGAACAAAACTTAGCACCCAAAGTACGGGTGTAAATAAACTTTTTACCACATTCCGCACAAATGGCTTCTTTCCTTTCTCCATGAATACTAAGACGAGCTGCTCGTCGAGCTTGTTCTTTCCACTTTTCTGGGTTGGCGGCTCTCCATTTTGCAAGCGTCTCTTTAATTCTTTTAGCGTTTTTGAGTCCGTTTCTACGAAGAAGAGCTTGGTATTCGTCTGGGTTTTCTTCTTTCCACTTTTTGAGGGCTTGAATAGCTCTACTAGCTTGTCGTTTGCCATTTTCGCTATACACCCGGCTTGCTTCTTTGGGGTTGTTTTTCCGCCACTCTCGTAACTGTCTAACCAGTCGCTTGGCTTGCCGATGACCGTTAGACACAATGAGTTTATGCCTATCTGGTTCAAGAAGGTGTTTGGTGATGTGCTTACCCTTTTCCTCAAGTGCAAGATTGTCTGGTGAGTTATTAAGAGGATTACCATCTTTATGGTGAACAACATATCCCTTAGGGATTGAGCCAAAATTGTCAATCCAAATTTGCCTGTGGAGTGCAAATGGAGGTTTTTTCCACTTATCGTGTCGCCAATAATAGACCCTAAGCTGTCTTCTCTTTGAATTTGGGTAGCGGTGATACTTTTTTCCTCGATACTCGATTGTTTCTCGTTCCACATGTATATTATATCACTGGCCTTAACTGTAGCAAGAGAGACAGTGCCTTTTTTCGTTATAATTGGATGGTCGGGAGTTCCCGTAAGTCCTAGGTTCGTAACTACCTTGGCATACCTAGAGTTGGTGGCAATTACTGGTCTATAACCATTTCGGGTCATTACCAAATCTCCAACTCTAATGTTTTCTATTGGCACTTGGCCATTATTTGTTAGTATTTTTGTTCCTGCCACGAAACATAAATCATCATGGGCTCCTTCCTCGGCTTGGGGTTTTCCAGATCTGCTGATAATGAAGGTGAACAACTCTTTTACTGTTGGTTTATGGTAGAGCTTGATTAGCTGTTTATCTATAGCCTCCTTTAAATCTTGAAGCATTTTAGGCCTAGTGGCCGTGTTAGTATCCCACCCAATCTTACTGCTCTCTGGGTTATTTATAGCTCCGTAGCTTGGCATGGTAAAAATCTTGTATTTCCCGTTTCTGTTCAGCGTTGCAAGACGCTCTAACTCAAACACCCCGCCGTTTTGTCTTTCATAAGCCACCACCGGCTGAATTCCTGTCTCATCAAATATTCTTTCAAGCTCAATGTGAATGGTTGGGGTAACTGAGGTAATGCTTTGCTTAACGTAGATTACACCAGGAACATCAAGATTGGTTTTGGAAAGGAATTGTGCTGCAGTAAAGTCATTCGCCCCCGCTGATGGGTCAACTCCAACTGTGATAAATTCTCCCCGGTTGTATTTTCTATATTGTTGCAACATCCTTAACTTGCTCTAAATATGCCTTGAGAGCTTCTTTGTCAAAATAGTTATCACCCGACGCTATAAACGCCTCTTCTGGTGTCTCTGGATATTCTTGTGGGTAGAGTCTCCCGAGCTCCTTTCTCTTTTGCTCTAAGAAATCTTGTGAATAAAACAACGATGCTGAAAAAAACAAAGGGTTAAATCCCGTTAATCCAAGCTCGGACTCATCCCAAAACTCCTTCAACTCATTAAAACCATTTGCTGTGGTCTCTATTACCACTCTTCCATCCGGCCTAACAGCTTGTAGAGCTGAGGCTAAAAGCTTCCTAAAGTGTTTGTAAAAAGCCGCCTCCGAGTTTGAGATCACCCCACAAGGAGTAAGAAATGCGTGGGACTTGTCCTTGACCTCTATCTCATAGGTCTGTTGGGGGGGGGCGTCTTCTATTGACTTAACCTTAATAAACAAGCCCCCATTACATGAAGACATATTCCTAGTAGTTAAATAGCGATACTTCATCCCCTTAAAACTTTTTGCCCCATTTTTCTTTTTCTGAGAAAAACCATGCACCCTTAATCTATAGATCGGTTGGGTTTTGTTCTCGTATCTTTTCCTGTTTTCCACATAGTCAAGAGCGGGAATCCTGTGATTTAACAGGCAATAGATTTGCCTCATCTGCCTTCCTATGCTTTCCCTGATAGTGGTTATAAACACCATCTCTTGCCTCCCATTTTTTACATAATCCAACTTTGAGCCGTCTCCATCCTTCCAACCATCAAATAATCCCAAAAGAAACTTCTTTGGATACTGATACAAAAACTTATCAGGAATATATTTGTTTTCAGCCCTACCAACCAGATCATTAACAAACATTGCTATTTCCCTAGAAAAGTACGTGATTATTTTTCTGGTCCCACTGTTATCTGATCTGATATCCACCCTAGGGCTTATTGGAAACAAGTCAATAAAGTTCTCATAAAAGTATTCATCAGGATGACAAGCAAAAGAAATCTTATTTAAGTCTTTTGTGATGTTTCCCTCGGCCAGGTAATAGCCTAAAAAATAACCCAGCTTATAATTCGTCTTCAAAACTAAACCAGAGCTTCTTACATTACCTATTTTTCCATTTGGAGCTCTCTTTCTTACGAGATGTTTTGCGTTTTTCTGGTTCCTTACTACCAGATGTTTTACATAAGCCCCCGTCTTTGGATATGCCCACATAACATAATCATCGGTAGTTAAATCCTTGGCCTTTTTCCATACTGGATCCGATAGGCGACTGTTATGCCCAGCACCAGCAACCCGAATCTTATGATCTGGAGAAACATCGATAGTTTCATTTGATAACCACAGTCTGATTCTTTTTATTGGTTTGATGCCAGTGTTCCATTTATTAGTAACCTCAGTGAGGCCACCATCTTCAGCGATCACCCTGTCTCCTATTTCTATATCCTTTATCTTCTTTGTGATCCCGTTTTTACTAATTATTTTAGTGTCTCCGCCTACACACATGTGCAAATTTTTGATAGTCTTTGACCTTCCAAACTCCGTATTTTCAGCTGTACCTATCTGATATTTACTGTTTATTACTTCATTAACGAGCTCGTATTTAGAGTTGTACTTAAGTGGAATCTTCATTCCTGTTTTTTGCTCATACGACTGAAGGTAAAACTTAACCTTATCAAGCAATCCTATGGCGTTATCTGCGACGTCTGCGACAACTACTGAGTGAGAGTTAGGGTCAAGAATAAAATCTCCAGCAAAAATACCACCAATAAATGATGAAAAACCCTCTTGTCTAGCCTTAAGTAAGATATCTCTACCAGTTGCTTTGTTAGCAAATAACCGTTGCGGACCGTTTGGCACAAACTGAACTATCTGACCTTGTTTATCTATAATCTCAAGACGTTGCTCGATAAATTTCTCGTAAGGCTTATAGACACTCATATCCCGAAGGCGTCTTTCTCACTCTTTAGGTGGTTTAAGACATTTACTTGAATGTTATTTGTCGTTTTCTCTTCTACATCTCCAGCTGCCTTCCTCATATCTTTCCAGTAGTTATAATCACGGACAGCATTTTTCATGCCAATTTTGTCTAAAGTTGGAAGCCAACGCCTACGAGCCTTCCTATACGCCTCGTAATACCAGTCCTCAAATCCAGGTTTCTCCAGCCACTTATACCAAGCTTGCTTCGTCATTTTACTTGCTGCAGCAATCTCCGTAGGTGAGTCAGAGTGTATTTCTACTGCTACAGCGAGCCATTTTTCCATTCCAGGAGTAGGATTAAACTCCTCCGTTTCGGTCAACTCTTTTGACTTTTGTATTGCCGTATCAGTCTTTTTTATCATAGGGTCTAACATGTTTGTCGCGGTAATTTTGCGGTAATTCTAAAACAATCAAGTACAAGTCAGATTTCATTGTATCACACCAACCGTCGCACCGCCTCGAGAAAGGTTATTTTGTCTCATGGCTTCCATTGTGTTAAATTACAAGCTTGCTTCCATAAATCATTTGATTGATATTCTGCTGGATTAAAAGGATGCTCACCACTAAGTAAGCCCCTATGATCATGATTAAAATAAACGTCCATTTCTCCAGTATCATATTTTTCACCAATATACGCTTCCTCCCAATAATCATGTCTAACATCCCCAATAACATAACCGTCATATTTTAACCCCGTACCCAACAATAAAACCGGTCTCGTTGGCGTAAATGTCTCGTCCTCGTCTAAGTGGGGATAATTTCTATCAATCTCCTCTTTAGTTCTTTCTGCCAGCCCCTCATTGAAACTCAAAATTGGTTTAACTTCCACAAGTATCACTTTATTATTCATCCCGTACAACGCAAAGTCAGGTATCCAACCATCAAAATCCAAAGGTTCATACTCCCACTTCCAACCAACTAGGTCAAAGAAAGCAGCCCACCTCGCTTCTAATCTGGAGCGAAATCTAACATTTTTATAAATTGTCGGTATCGGCGCTATCCCCATATTTATTTTTTCCTTTCAAGAAAAAAAGTATTATCTATCAAAGTCCTATAATCTTCACCTTTGCAAAACGCCATTCTTCCTTTGCAATGCAACCCCCCTTTAGGGGGGTATTGCAAACGAGAATTTAGGCACGTTTGCAAACGAGAATTAACACTACCACTGCAAACGATGGATGTATCAATCCTTTCTCTTTTGCAATGGTATTGCAAAGGTATTGCAAACGAGAAAATCAACTTGTCAAAAAAGTATCTCATAGTTCTTGATCATCCTCCTCCATAACTGGTCTAAAATACACCCTTTTCCGATGGTTGTTCTCATCTTGTCTATAATCGACATCCTGACTTTTGACTAAAGTCCCCAGTACCGTATCAGCAGTTCTCTTAGATATATCTTTACTCTCACACGCCTTATAAAGATCATCCTTGGTAAATTCGTAATTTTTATCCAACAGCTCAGTTATCACTTGCCTGGCCTCAGCGTTCTTGGCTTCAATATCTATCACCTCTCCCCCATAAGCAACTTCTGATATGTAAGTCCCCTTCCCATTAGGATTGACCTGAGATACTAAGTTGACTTTAAATTTTGATAGTTTTTGAGAGTCCCTAGCCTTGGTCTGCTCAAAAGAAAATTCATTGATTGTGTTAGGCATAGCTGCCACCCTGAAACCTGATACTATTTGAGCATTGATGTTGGTACTCCCTCTGGCTCTTTGTGCTGAACTTCTTACTGTCATTGATGGCTTGTTCTCATGGTGTAGTACCAAAAACGCCCTACCTGGAAACAACCGCCTTAATGTGTCAAAAAATACTTGGGTATCCCCAGCAGCATTCTCATTCCCAATCATTACGTCAGTGAAAGAGTCAATTACAATCAAACCAATGTTCAGCGCTTCAACCTTCCTCGATAGAGATTTGGCAAACTTTGATATGCCATCATCTTCCTTTGGATCAGTTAAATCAAAATAATGGGGGTACTTGACCCGATAAATCATCCCGTCCTTATCCTCAATACCCATACCCTTAAACCGATCTTGAGAGATTTTCCTTGAGTTCTCCTTGTCAATAAAAAGCATTTTGGTTTTTGTGTTGATCGCAAATCTACCCAACCACGGGCTATTCTCGACAATGGCTTTGGCTATAGAAAGCGTATATAACGACTTACCAGTACCCTCAGCACCAAAAATAAAAGTAAACCCTTCTGCTGGCAATACCCTCTCAATTATCCATTTTTCCTCGGGTATATCCTCTGCTAGTAATTCTGATATTTCTTCTAGTTGAAACTCATCAGGCTCATGCTTGTCCAGCCATTGATCTAAAGAAAGCAACTCGACCATCAAATCCTCCACCTTGTAGTCTTTCTCAAAATACTCGCACACATCCTTAACTCCTTCAGGTAGCTCAATGATCGCCGGTTTAGCTCCAACATTCTCTAGTGTCTTGTAGTGCTTCTCAATTGCCTTCTTTCCAGCGTCATCGTTGTCCAGGCAAATATATACGTCCTTGCCCCTTAACGGCTCTAAAATATCCTCACTCACCGACTCAACTCCGTTGGTTGATGTTACTGCTGGTATGCCCTCTTGCCACAATCTCACGCAATCTGGCTCACCTTCACAGTAAACCACCCATTCCTTGTCTTTAGTCACGTGGCTGGCATAAAGCATCTTCTTAGCTCCAGGGTCAAAGCTAAATTTTGTGTCACCAGTCAGGTGGCGATAGTGATTGAACATCACCTCTCCATCCCCATTCTTGATCGGTATGGTTATCTTGTCATCATCCCACGACCAGCCAAACTTCTTGGCAAACTCCGGATCTATTGTGTGGCTATCAAAATACTCTTGGGCAGTCATAAATTTTTGGCAATTTCTACCGCCTCACTGAATGAACAGTTGTTAATAAACATGATTAAGTCAATAGCCGACCCCTTCTCTCCACAGGCAAAACAAAAATAACTATTAGTGTCCTCGTACATGGCAAAGCTTGGATTGTTCTCGCCGTGGAATGGACAAAGAGACACAACTGCCCGTCCAGACCTTTTTGTCTGTCCGCCAACCAACTTATCATACACATTAAGAATACTCACTTGCTTATAATCATCGTTCTTTGTTCTTGGAATACTACCCCTCAATTTTCTTAACACTCTTCTTTGTTGTGATTGTGTGAGCATATACTTGACAATATCAGAAAACATGATAAAGTCAAGTATAGAAATATGAAGACATACAAAAAATACCTATCAGTCGGAGAAGTTGCCCTCATGTTTGGAGTAAAAAAATTAACGGTTAGACAATGGATTAAGAATGGTGAGATCAATGCAACTAAAATTGGTCAAAAGTGGTTTTTCCGCCAAGAGGACATAGATCAATTATTTGTTGATAATCCCAGAGAGGAGGTGAACACAACCAAATGATTGCACCAGACCAAAAGCTAAACATAAAAACTGAAAGTAACGGATTTGATCCAATTCCAGCAGATAAGTACACCGTTGAGGTGTTTGATGTAAATATGGTTACGCAATTCAACAAGTTCCAGGGTGTCGAACAAGAACTACTTAACTTTCAGTTCGTCATTCTTGAGGACAAGAAGATGGACAACGGCGATTCAACCAAAGGCAGGTTCCTCTGGAAACGCTGCTCACAGTCTTTTAATAAAAAAGCCTGGCTTAGAAAACTCGTTGCCGCAGCACTAGGACATGAACCTACCGAGGATGAGCAAAGAAACTTCCACCCACACGATATTCTTGGTAAGCAGGTTGACGTTATGGTCGAGCAACAGCCATCAGCTGACGGCTCCACCATCTACAACAACATCATCTCCTTTACCAAGGCATCTAAACAACTTCCTAAGTGGGAAGGCGTGAAAGAAGCTAAAAAGAAATCCGACATCCATATTGATGGTATTGGCGGAAGGAAAAGCAAGAAATCGTCTGCGGAAGATATCGAGAAGATATTAGCTGACGACGAGATCCCTTTCTAAGGTTTTTGTACCAGCCCTCTTTGCGAGGGTTGGCTAGAGAAACTTTAACCCCCTTGACAGATTGTAAATAGGGGTATATGATGACCTTAAGTTAGCAATCAGCAACAACCAACATGACAGTAGTTCCCCAAAGAAGAGGACCATTTTACTGGAAAGGCACAAAACCCTACGTCTCAGTCACTAATGCTATATCCATTTTAGACAAACCAGCTCTGAGATATTGGTTTGGCCGTGAGGTCTACCGAGCCTTTATGGCCGACCCCTCCCTCAACGAACAGGAGGCCCTACAAGCTCCCTACAAGAAATCAAAAGACGCCATGAGTAGGGGTACAACCATTCATACCCTAATTGAAGCCTACAAACAAACAGGAGAAGTTAAGACCGACATCCCCGACAGTATCAAACTTTACATGGAAGCATTTAAGGATTGGTTGGGCAATAACCATGTGGAAATAGTGGAGAGCGAAAAAACTCTCTACTCTGACAAATATGGTTATGCTGGCACGGCAGATTTGATTGTTAAGATCAACGGTTCGGGGGTATACGTGGTTGACACCAAAACAGGCAAAGACATCTATCCGGAAGTCGCTTTGCAACTCTCAGCTTACAAACAAGCTCTTGAGGAAGATGGGTTAAAGATTGACGGGATGGCTGCTTTACTTCTGGAGACTGGGGCTGACAATAAGCCAACAGGTAAGTATAAATTTGCCACTCAGCAAGACTACTTTGAGCAGTTTTTAGCTTGTAAGAAACTGTGGGAATGGATAAATCAAGATTTAGTTAGCAAATATTACAAATAAATACCGCCAACAGTTAGCGGGGTAACAACCAAGAACCCCCAAGTTGGCGGCCAATCAATTATATCAATAACATGAACGAACCAACCAAAGAGGAAATGATTATCAATCTCCTCAACCAAAAAGAACTAAGAAGAAAATACACCGTTACTGCTATTGCAAAAATGGTGGGTGTATCAAGGCAATGGGTGTATCAAATCATTGCTAAAAATAGAGATAAATTGGGACTTGACAAGGCGTAAAGTAGGAGTTATTCTATAAACAGTTAGCAATCATAAAACAACCAACCATGACCAACAAAGTCAAACTTCTCAATAAAATAACCGCGGAGCTTCAAGCAATGAAAGAAATCTTGTATGGCTCAAGGATGTTCTCATTCAACCAAATTAAAGACGCTTGCGAGAAAGCTGGAGTAGACAAAGATATATTCACAGCTATTGAAGCCGAGCTAATCGAGACGTTTTCCAGACAAGACGATCACGACTGCCACGCTTCACCCGAAGATGGTTGTACCGAATGTGAGAAGCAACTGGATGATATAAGCGAAGAGTGGGCGTTAAGAGAGCGTGAAGACTTTGATAGAGCAGTTAGCACACACGAGAGCAATTATATGGACAGGGTGGCTGGTTAATAATTAAATAAAAAAAACATGAAACTAACTAAAAAACAGGCGTTGGAGAAAATCGAGGAGCTTAAAAAATATATAGCCGAGAAGGACAAGGAAGAGCCTAAGGGTTATGTGATTAAGAATAGATACAACAACTCTGAAATCTTTGTCTCAACCAAGAACAATGTCAGAGACGCTGTTATTGAGGCGGTAGAACAGGCAGCCAACCTTAAGGAAGCCAACCTTGAGGGAGCCAACCTTAGGGGAGCCGACCTTGAGGGAGCCGACCTTGGGGGAGCCAACCTTAGGGGAGCCAACCTTAGGGAAGCCGACCTTAGGGGAGCCAACCTTGTGGGAGCCAACCTTAAGGAAGCCGACCTTGTGGAAGCCGACCTTAGGGAAGCCAACCTTGTGGGAGCCAACCTTGTGGGAGCCAACCTTAAGGAAGCCGACCTTGTGGAAGCCGACCTTAAGGAAGCCGACCTTGTGGGAGCCAACCTTAGGGGAGCCAACCTTAGGGGAGCCGAACTTTTTAACGCCAAATTTTACGGTAAGGGTGGAGCCTCTAAACTGAAAAGAAATCAGGTAGAGACTTTCTTAAAGGCACTGGGGTTCA